TAATCACGATAGCTACACCGCCTGAACCAGTAGGATATTGGAAAATTGGTGATGGCTATAGTTATATGAGTTTTGCTATGCACAAACGATTTACTCCCGAACAAATTAAAAATACCGAAGAACTGCTTGGATGGGTTTGGGTTGAAGGAAAGGCACAAGAGAAATGATGAAAAACCGATTTTTTTTGATGCGGAGAAGGTGCTTTGAAATTGTCAGATTTGGCAGAAATAGCATTGAACTCAGAGAATTGAAATGATTGTCAGATTATCTGAGCTAGATACTTATGAGATCGCATGGGCAGCGCATGAAAGATGGCGCTACAAAAAAGACTTGGGAATCATTAGTAATCGAGTGGATCAAAAAAGAGATGACTTTTCTATAACTAGAGAAGGTATGTCAGGAGAATGGGCAGTAAGCAAGGTGATAAATACACCAGTGAATTTAGACTTACACCCTGGCGGTGATCCTGGTTGGGATTTTGAGTATTGCGGTATCAAGATTGATGTCAAAACAAGCAAAGCAAAGTATCTATTGTTTAATACATTAAACAGTTTTAAAGCAGATTTAGCAGTGTTTGCAAGATACTTGAACGAGTATCAAGTAGAGCTAGTAGGTGCGATTACAAGACAAGATTTTGTTGCAAAGCACCAATTGAAAAATTTTGGGTATGGGGATAAGTGTGTCGTTGATCCTCTTTTATTAAACGATGTTAAGGATTATTTATGAATAAGAAAATTTTTGTAGCTACACCAATGTATGGCGGTCAATGCGCTGGCTACTATACGCAGTCAATTATGGAACTCAATATGTTGCTACAAAAGTCTGGAGTGGAAGCTCAGTACAGCTTTATGTTCAACGAGAGTTTGATTACTAGAGCGAGAAATGCGCTTACTAATGGCTTTCTTAAGAGTGGTTGCACTCACTTACTATTTATTGATAGCGATATTAAGTTTAGAGCTACTGACATCATGGCGATGCTTGAGGTGGACAAGGACATTATTTGCGGTATCTACCCTAAGAAAGAAATCAATTGGGATAGCGTTAAGAAGGCAATGGATAGCGGAGTACCACAGGATCAATTAAAAGCCTATACAGGCAGTTTTGTGGTCAATCTGGTGGATTACCAAGGTGAAGTCACTGTGCCTGTTGGACAGCCTGTAGAAATCTTTAATGGCGGTACTGGTTTTATGATGATTAAGAAGGAAGTTTTTGAGCAATTAGCAGATAAAGTGCCTTCTTACTTTAATGATGTCAACGATCTCAATGGTCGTATGAGCATGAGAGAAGAAATCAAAGAGTACTTTGCTACTTCTATTGAACCTGAAACTGGTCGCTTGTTATCAGAGGATTATCACTTCTGCTACATTTGGCGCAAAGCTGGTGGCAAGGTTTATGCTGCTCCCTGGTGTCAGCTCAGCCATATAGGTACTTACGCTTTCGAAGGGCAGCTCATCCCTGCTCCATGATGCGCCTGATTCGCCTAGTACCCAGTGATTCATAGCTCGATCTTTAGCCAGATACGCTCATGTACCCAGTACAGAGCTATCTTGGTGAACAGTTCAACAAAAGCAATGCTGAAGGCTAGGCTTGCAGTGCCAGTAATAATCCAAGATAAAGCAAAGGTGTCAAGGCTTCCAGTAACACGCCAAGACACCGCTTTTAATAAAGATTTATAGTGTGAATCTACCTGCATCCCCATCTCCTACGAGCAGCTTTGCCACGCTCACCCTTCCAATGCTTGGATCTAGCGCAAAATGACTTATGTCTTGATCCTGATTTTTGTGGTGCTTTTAGCTTGCTTCCTGTTGCTCGGTTGTATTTCTTTCTTCCTTTGGCTGTTAATCCTCCGCCTTGGGATACGGATAACTTTTCGCCACGCCCAACGGAAAGGTTAGGACCTCTTTTTCGCTCTGCCACTTTTCTTGCTCTTTCTAGCAGTAGAGAGTGCTGCTGCTACAGCTTGCTTTTGTGGGTAACCTTCTCGAACCATCTTGCTAATGTTGCGAGATACGGTTTTCTTAGAACTTCCTTTAGCTAGTGGCATTGCCAAATCCTTTCATGAACTCTAACTCCTCCGCTTGTCTGCGTTTGAGTAAGCCAGCCATGTGATGACCAGCAGCCATATCCCATTTTAAAAATTCTTCAGCAGCGCCTTCAAAATCTCCAGCGTTAACTTTCTTTAGGAGTGTGGAGTGGTTAAGATTACCGCAACCACAATTGAAAGCAAAATCAACAAGTGCGTCAAATTCATCTTGGGTTAGCTCCACAGTAACTTTAGCGTTGACATCGGCTTCTGCCTTTTTAACATCTTGGCGTAAGTATTCTTCAGCTTGTTCTTGGGTTATGACCAATCCGTCAACCACTTCAGGACCAGTATGACCATAGCCAATAGTCCAAGGATCACCCCCACTACCAGGATCGGGGTAGGCACTAAGTCTGCAACCTTCAAAATGTTCTGTGAGATGTAAACCATCTTTTGAATATTCCATTATTTCACCATGAGAGAATTGTATTTGTTAATAACATCGTTACGCTCTATTTCTGAGATTTGGCACTGTCTTGCAAACCCGATAAGAACTTCGACATCTGGTTCAAGTAATCTGAATCCTTGACTTGGTACTGTAGGGGTGGCGGATTGACCTGTTGAAAGGTCTGAGTTGTTCCGCATCCCCCTAGACTGAGCAATAAGAGCGTTATAGCGAGTTTCCAGTTCATCTTTATCCTTTTGTGTTTGGATTGATACGGCAGCTTGATCTTGCACTACCTTAGTCTGCTCTGCAATAGCGTGTTCTACGGCTTCTACTTTGGATTTTTCCTCGTAATAACCGTCAACACGATGCGTAATAAAAGCCGTGCCTAGCGCAATAGCAATATAGAGATAAGTACTAATTGGTAGGGGGAACATTGGTTTTAGGAACTTGAGTAGCAGCTTTAGCACCGATCACAGCACCACCACCAGTTAAGGTAGCAGCTAAACCAATGCCTAACTGGTTTAAGTCTAGTGTTGGATTGTTCATGACATGAATGATGGCGCAGATAGCAAAAGTAGAAATTGCAATAAATGCTAAAAACCGTGCCATGCAGAACATCTCTCCGCAATCTTCAGTAAATATGTCTTTTAAAAACTTCACCATTTATAACCCCATGTTAAATACCATGCAATAACCGCAGCTAAAGCAAAACAATAAAACATTACTCTGCGTACTTCTTTAAGATCATGTTGATATTCTTCATTGTCTTTTCTCTGAAGGTTCTCAATATCTAACTTGATCTTCAATACCGCATCCCACTCTTTAGCACCATACTTCTTTACAAAGTCAATCTTCAACCTTGCTTCTTCATCGGAGATCTGTTTCTTTCGTTTCCACTCCTCAAGCGCTTTAATCAGCGCTCTTTCCTTCTTTAACTCTGCTTCTCGTCTTGCCCTAATACGATCTTGGGCTTGCTTCTGCGCTACAGAAATGGCTTCTTTTTGGGCATCTTCAATGCTTGCTCCAATGATCTTGCCAGCTTCTTTACCGCTTTTATATCCTTCGCTTATCCCCTTTGCACCTGCCAAAAACCCAAATTCATCTGGCACTTTATCCTCATAAGCTAGGTTTTATCCCCTAGAGGAATTTTATTGCGCTTCTGATTCTTGCTCAACTGGTGTAACGCCAACTGCTACAGGTTCAGGAGTAGCAACTGGAGCATCAGCAGATTCGTGATGAGTAACGAAACGCTGTAACAATTGATGTAATTCTCCGCCCATTTCTAGGCACTCTTTTCTAACGAATGAATCTAAAGACTGAAGTAAGCTCATTTTTAATATCCTACAGAAGTGTTGTTGTTTGCAATTAAGTAACCTTCCAGTGAAACTGCTACTGTTGAGTTACCAGTACTTGTATTAGCTTGCCACTGAATGTCTGTGCCAGCAGAGTAAACGCTTGGAGCTACCCTTTGAATGGTGAAATTACCAACAAAAGGTCTGCGAGTAAGGATCTGCTGTACGCCATTTTGAAATACTGTAGCTACCTGATAACTGTTGTAAGTGCTTTGAGAAATAGCTGGAGAACTAGAAAACACTTGTGAACGAGTTAAATAAAAGGTGCTGTTAGCTGGAACGGTGTACCAAGAGTTTTGTGACTTGCCAACGCCAGTAACAATCTTGGCATAGGTATTTGAGGTATTACCGTCTGCGCTAGTTAATGTCACATTGGCTGCTGGATTTCCAGATGTCACAACAATGTTATTTACACGGAAATAGTTATTTGCTGTGGCAACACCAGTACTGCCGTTTAGCGTAACAATCTCGCTAATTGGGTTGTAATTGGCATCCAGACCGTTGATGGTTACTTTGGCAGTATCGCTACCAGTACCCGTCATCAACATAGGAATAGCAGATCCAGGGTAGGTATAAACAGTATTATTTTCCCAAATAGGGATATAAGTACTACCTACAGTAGTTTGATAACCGTAAATATTGACTACTTGATGGTAAGGAATCTGACCTCTTGCTGCTTGCAGGTCGAATGGTTCGTGCCTACCATGCTGTGTCATCGAGAAGGTAGATTGTGTAGCCATTAGTAGATACTCTTTTTGCCAGCGTTGCCAGGTTTAGTAGTCTTAGAATCTTTGGTGTTATTGTTTCCATCAAAGTTAAAAACACCCATAAATCCTGATGGCATTTTGCCAGTTAGGGTTGTGTTGATTCCACCCATAGATCCATCACGGGGTAGTTGTGGGCGAACAGATTTAGCGATTTGCTGGTTATATTCTGTTGGGCGCTTATGTGGTTGACCTCCACTACTCCCTGGAATTTTTGGTTTCAAGCTCATTTTTAATCCTTTCTTTCGTATTGACTACAAGATAACTGAATACTACGAATATGGCTAGTGTCACCACTCTCTCCCACATCGGATTCCACATTGTCCAACCGCACATCACGCTTGATGCCAGTAAAGCCAATATCGTAATCAATCGGTCTGTAATGACCGCCAATGCTAGGCGTACCAAGGCTACTGCTTCCATGTTTTATCCCCTTAAAAGTTAAACCAAGCATTAGTTTAACCTTCCTCATCATCTACTGCAATAAAGCCACTACCCCATTCATCATCACTGATCTTCTGTTTGAGCTTTTCGATGTTCACCATACGGTCAATCACCTTACACTTGTCAGTAAGGGAAGCCATCTCATCTGCCATCACTTCTCGTAGCAGTTTTGCAACGGCATCTTCCAGATCGGGGTTTAAACCTTTAGATTTCTTGCTCATTTTCCTAGAAATCCAGATGCAACATGACTAGCGCCATAACCAACGCCAACACCAAGGGCAATTTTGGTCCACTTAATCAATTTTTGTTTCTTTTGTTCAGCACTAACTACGGACTGAACCTCTCTTAAAAACTGATCTCTTTGTTCAATAGGCAGTAAATCAGCCAATTTTTTAGCTTGATTGTTAATGTAGTTAATTTTCTCAACTGGATTTGTATAGGCATCAGCTCTAGCAATATCAGATTGAATGATGTTGAGTTTGTTTTGCAGATCTCTTTGCTCTTTAACAATTGGTTCTCTGGATTTTCCACGCTCTAATGCGCCAGCACCACGCTTTTCAGCCTGTTCTAATTGCTGAACATACTTTCCAGCCATCTCATAAGAACCTGTTTCCTTGAGCATAGTTCTATTGTCTGCAAGGAATT